TGTGTGCCGGATAAGTTTCTCTCTATCTCTTTCATGATCATCCTTTGAGCTTCTGGTGATGGCTCTCCATTACCAAAGTTTATGTGGAATGATGGAAAGAAACCATTGAGTATATTATTCACATGGTACTCACTGATGTGTCTAGTCAATTCAATCCAGTCCTTACTGCTGATATAATCAGGGCGGGGATAGTATAAAGACCCTACACTATGCAAGTGAAAGAATAATACTTGTCTAGGTGATGGATCTTCCGGATTGAATAGAGGTACATATTCAGGTCTATTCCTTTGCTTTCTGATATCTTGCCAGTCTCTGCTGTAATAAACCCCACAGACATGATCCTCCTCATCTGATATAGCTAGTCTCACATTCTCATAGGGCAAGTGATTTACTTGTACTATTCTAGTATGATCCATGCTATAGATTAACTCCCAATAAACTCCACCTTGTAGCTTTAAATCAAGTGCAGATGCTCCTAAAATATCATCAAGTTTAAGCTTTGCCATCTGTACTTGACCAGTAGGATTGTCAGTTTTGAAACCCTTACCAGCGATCATGAATGAAATACTATTGACTAAGCTCCCATGTACTGGAGATGATTGATATAAATCAATAAGATAGTTAGGCATTGAGTTACCCTCTCCCCATTCTACCCATCCCTTATTAGTCTCTTTCTCTACTTCCTCTACTTTAATGTACTTGGCTAGAGCTATGTTGGTCAATTTATCATCCATTGTATATGTAGTCTGATGGTGTGTTAAAGGTTGGAGTCTCATAGTAAGTTTGTGGAAGTATAGCCTCCATAAACCCTTGAGTGATTAGACCCAAACAAAGAGCCGGATCTAAATTGACTGAGTTGTAGTTTTGATAGATATAGTAGGCATATCTTCCAGGATCACTCAGTACTATCTGTGCTGAGTCAGGATCATTGGATGCTGTGCTAAATCTTAAAAATGTCACTCTCTCATTTTCATAAAGATTGATAGGGATCACTACATGCTCCTTACCAGTTGCTTCATGTACTAACTTCATGAGATATGAGTGCTGTCCTGGTTGTATAAAATGTGTACCCTGCTTACAAGCAAGGTACACAGTTTGATCAGGTGTCAGACATTGTACAAATATCATGCACAAATATAGTTAAAATTTACAGAGTTGGTGCATCAATAGTACCATCAAAATCACCAGTGATAGAGTCAGCTAAGCGGTAAGCTTTAGTAGCCTCTTCTGCACTGAAAGTAATTTTGTAACCATTAAAATCTCCCTTGCCAGTACCAGTCTCAGTAGACTCAGTAGCTACCTCAGCTCCATCCTTGTATCCCATTAGCCAGTAGTTATCATTGTTGTCTTGAACTATGATTACATGGCGACCTCTTGAGAAAGTGTCAAGTTGAAGTCTGCGAGCAGCACTCAATAGAGTGAACTGAGCAGTCAAGGTTTGTGTGTAGAAAATAGTATTATTTTCTTTTGATACAGTTGCAGCCTCTACAAAGTTGCCGGTGTGCTGTTTCATGTTGTAAGTCTCCCATGTTGCAGAGGGAAGAGCAGTGATTTGTGCTGTTGTAGGATCAATAGTAGCTGCATTAGCAATAGTTGCATAAGGTCCTATCCAAAAGGACTTAATACCACCTATTGTTTTCTTACAGTCTACTATGAAACCAGCTGTTGATAGACATGCCATATTTTTAAGTTTTTATTGTTTATATTCTATAAAAAAGGCGGAGCTTATTTACCCCGCCCCTTTTTATGTTAGAAAGATTAATCTTAGTATGCTACAGCTACATCTCCAGTGAAACCTACTTGAGTACCAAAGCGATATCTCATAGCCATTCTCACATTGTCAGATGCATCAGTCAAAGACATATCTACTACTTTAACCTCATTTTGATCAGATACTAAGTCAGTACCTACAAACAAATTCTCAGGTTGAGCAAACAACAAGCAGTCATTTGGGAAACCAGGACAAACATAGATCTCATAGCCATAAACTTGCTTTAAGATAGCATCACCTGATGGCAAAGTTGGACCACCGGTACCAGCAGCCATACAAGCTTGCATGTAAACTTGGAAAGTCTTGCGGCTCATGTAGCATTTAGTGTTAGGAGATCCGATGATAGCAGCTGGGATAGCAGCTACAGTAGCATCAATAGCAGTCATGATCGCAGTAGTACCACCAGCTCCAGCTGGAGTCAAAGCAGATGCGATATTGTAGCTAGGTGATGTAGTGTAAGCATCTTGTAATTTCTTCATCAATCCATCAAATGAACTATATCCACTAGCTCCAGCGATAGATCCTGAGAAGTTACCTTGCCACAAGTTGAACTCAATTTGCTCAGAGATCTTAGCAGCTAAGTAAGTCAATAAGAAGTCAGCAAAGTTAGCAGGAATAACATCATTGATGAAACCTCTTCCAGTTTGCATAGCCTCCCAGTCTTGAGCGAATTGATCCTTACATACTTCAATGTTAGTCATCAAGTCAGTCACTTGCAATACAGCCTCAGCCAAAGTCAAAGCAGATGATCCAGTGCTGAAATTACAACCGGCAGCTTGAACTAAGTTAGCAGAAGATAACTTCTTTAATACAGCTTTAAATTTTACATTTTCTTTAACTGTCACATAGCGGTTAGCGATGGTGTCTCCAGTCAAAAGAGCAGCATGAATGTAGGGTAAAGCTAATTCCCCAGCATATGTGCTTGATGAGATTGTTAATGTACTTGCCATTATTTCTATTTATTAAATTATTTATTTGCGATTATTGCCTTAATTCTATCAGCTGCACTGTTGTAAGAGGTCATTGGTTTTACCTCTTTCTTAATTGCAGTCTGCTTAACAGATACAGCAGCAGCTTGAGAAGACAATGCAGAATAAGCAGCTTTCACTGTGTCTAATTCTTTGCTTACTTCAGCCATCTCAATCTCTTTGCTAGAGATCATCTTCTCGAACTCTGATTTTAATGCATTGAACTGCTCTACTAAAGCACTCACTGCATCATCTACATACTGCTTAGTAAGTACTTCTGCCTCTGCTTGAGCCTCAGCTACTACTTCCTCCTCGGGAGTCTCAACCTCCGCTGGTACAATAGCTGATACTTTTCCCTCAACCACTGAGATAAGAGAGCCATCAGCCACATTATACTCACCATCAGCAAGAGCCACAGGATTACCATCAGCATCCTTAGTGTATATCTCAACACCCAAATCCCAGCTTTCAGCCGGTGTGAAAATAATTGTCCCATCTTCTAGTGCTACCTCTTGCATGAATTTTAAAGCCTCAGCAGTCTCTTCTTTAGTTACCTCAGCAGACTCATCTACTGAAAGCTTGATACCATGAGCTGCTAACTTCTCTTGAGCTTTAGCCATGATCTCATAAATGCGGTTTTTTACTTCCATATTTTCTGTTATTAGTTAATAGTATATTTTACTTCCCTCTTTTTTCAAATATCTTCTCAATGACTGATAGACCTAGTCCACCTCCAGCTATTAAACATAGCGAACTGAACATAAACTCAGGACAGATCTTGTTGTCATCTGCAGCAGTTGCTATGAATGCAAGCACTATGACTGCAGCAGTACAGACTAAAGCAGCAAATCTCTTGCTACTCATGTCATCATTTGCACTGATAAGCTTTTTCATGATCTCTCTCATGGATGCTCTAAGATGTTTAGGTCCTCAATCATTTGATCTAGTATCTTCTCTACCTGGTACTCATCCATCATCTTCTCTTCATTCTCTAAAAAGTACCCCTCAAGAGACCATCCTTTGAACACTCCATTTTTTACATCTTGCCACAATCCATCATCTTCCACATGACCACCTATGTACCAGGTGCCTACTGGAGTAGTGAAACCTAAAGCAGTTGACTTATCTTTCTCGGCATCCGCTTGTATCCATGTCTCTACTATATTCACCCCTTGTACCGGTATGGCATGTTCTAAGTTAGTATATTGGTGCATACTGTTTCTCATGTACTTCTGAGCTATAGTTTTAATAGTCTCAGCTTTATAGGTAGCCATCCACTCCTCCTTAGTCTTATCATTGTAGCGGTAGATCAGTTGGTCAGGGATCATCACTGGACCATACAGCATCCTCTGCTCTCCACTTTCTACTGCTGCGAACTTTAACTCCTCACCTTTCTCTTGTGCAGATAGTGCTATCCAATTAACCATAATAGCCGGATTTTCCACAAGTGACATGCAGTACACTCCAGTCTTTTGATCATCCTCATTGATAACATACTCAATGATTTTCATTTTATTCTTTTCCATAGTATTAACCTCCTCCTAGTATAGATGCTGTGTTTTTTATTTTAAATTCTGCCTGCTGTGCAGAGCTGACTTGACCAGCAAGTACATAGCTCTGAATAGGTGCAGTATTAACATTCCCTTGCAGAGCTGATAGATTAAGAGCTGCTGGAGATTGACCACCTCCTCCACCACTTGATAAGTTAGGAGATGGAGATGTACCTCCAGGTGCAGTTGATGATTGATATTTAGTAGCTGCTATCTTTGCTATGTTAGCAAGACCAGTAGCAGTTACAAAAGCAAGTGATGCTATACCAGCTGGATTAGGAGCTGGTCCAATAGCTACTGGAGCTGATGCTAAAGATGAGTTGATACCTCTTGCTAGGTCAATGATAGCTCCAGCAAGTTGCATCTTTTTATTAAATTCAAACTGTTTCTTAGCAAGTACCTCATAAGCAGCAGCACCCTCCTTAGTCTCTCTATCTATTCTGCTCATCTTAGTGGCAAAATATGCAGCACCAACA